TAATGTCATTAACGCTTTATCCCTTTGAATGGGTATTGAAGTTTACAACTGAACAGTTGGAATTCTTACTTAATCTACAAGCAATCCACGACTCAATGCCATTAGGAATGGAAAATCATTTTACAAAATTCATAAGTGAAATGAGGGAAGAACTTGGAAACTATCAATAAACAACTAAACAGAATATTAAATGAACGTGTAGAGGTGGAGAACTTATTAGCTCTTATGGCTGCTGGTAAGCTTGCTATGCCTAACAAGAGAGACTTACAAGTGTTGTCTATTATGTTAGGAACCCCGAAGAAACTACGTTCAGACAGTATTAAGAATCATCAATGGAGAAAAGAGTAATGAGAGAAATTAAATTTAGAGTTTGGCATAAGCATTTAAAAGAGATGTGGTGGCCTTATGGGTTGGCAGATAGTTTCTGGAGCGATGGAGGTTATTCAGAAAGATACTGTGAAGTTATGCAATACACAGGATTGAAAGATAAGAACGGAGTTGAGATTTACGAGGGTGATATTGTTAACACAGGAGAACATTACAATCATATTGGTGAGGTGTATTACAGCTATAATCGTTTTACAATAGGGAACTTTGATACTGGAGATTATTACTACGGAACTGATGCTTACCAATGGAATTGGCACGAATTTGAAGTGATAGGTAACATCTACGAAAACCCTGAATTGCTGGAGGACTAATGAAGACTAAAGCTGTCTTTGATATTGAGGCGAATGGACTTAGAGATGAAGCATCTGTAGTACATTGTATCACTCTCAAAGACTTAACTACTGGTAAGAAATATCACTATCCTCCCCATAAGATAGAGAGAGGGCTACGTAAGCTTGAGAGCTATGACATATTGATAGGACATAACATTATAGGATATGACCTACCTGTCTTGAAGAAGCTACATAATTGGACTTTCAAAGGTACAGCTACGGACACTGTATTAATGTCTCGTATACTATTTAAAAATAGAACTGTACCTGATGAAATGAAACAAGCTTATAAAGCCGCTAAGAAGCCTATCCCTAATCAAGCTCACGGCTTAGAATCTTGGGGTTGGACTCTAGGCATGGGGAAGGTGGAGCACGAGGACTGGAGCGTATACAGTGAGGATATGAAGACTCGTAATGTTGTAGATGTAGAGCTAAATGAATTAGTCTATTACAAGATGCTAGAGGAAAGTAAGAGACAGAAATTTCCTAATAAGTCTTGGTCTACAATATTCAGTGTTTTTCGTATTATTGCTGACCAAGTAGAGAACGGATGGAAGGTGGATAGGGAGAAGGCTGAGAATTGTATCGAAGACTTAACTAATACAATAGCTGAATTAGAGTCAGATATACAGCCACAACTCCCTTACAAGATGGAGATATACAATTCCAAAGTAGTTAAGGAGATTATCAAGGATGAAAGGTTTGGTTGGAGAGAGGTAGGGTTTAAAGTGGGTACGGATAGCACTGTATTAAAGAAGCCATTCACTATGTCAGGTAAGCCTAGTGCTAATCTACTCAGATGGGCTGAGAAGACAGAAGCCCCTGAAGAGTGGCTATCCTGTGTAAAAGGTCAGTTCTCACGTATACACTACAAGCAGATAGAGGTTAAGTCTGGAGGGGATATAAAGGATTGGTTGTTAGAGCAAGGTTGGTTGGTAGATTCTTGGAACGAAAAGTTTACGGAAGTTAATGGCAAGAATACTAAAGTGTTAATGTCTCCTAAGCTTACAGAGAACGACCCCTTTATAGGACTGCAAGACAGTGATGTCTGTATAAAAGTAGCTAAGTATAACCAAGCTAAACATAGACTTTCCACCATCCAAGGGTATATAAATAGAATCCGTGAGGACGGTAGAATGGAAAGTGACATATCAGGGTTAGCTGATACGTATAGGGCTAAACATAGAGGACTAGCTAACGTCCCTAATGTGGAATCCTTTTATGGACTGGCTATGAGGGAATTGTTCACTTGTGAGAAGGATAGGGTATTGGTCAGTGCTGATGCTAGTGGTTGTCAAGATAGATGGTTAGTAAGTAATGCTCGTAAGTATGGTATTCACGATGAAGTGTTCGAGGATATGATATTCAACGGAGATAAAGCTAAGAAGACTGACAGTCACAGTAGGGCTATGATAGAGCTTAACAAAGTGTTTAAAGCTAATAACCTTCCAGAGATTACTAGAGGGAGTGCTAAGAACTTCAACTTTGCGTAAGAAATAGATGCGCCTTTAAGGAGCAATCCTTATCGAATAACTTGGTGAATTCAGGGGAACTCCAGAACGGACAATCCTGAGCGAAGCAAGATTTATACTTGAATTTTTAGACTAACATGGAAAGAAATATCCAGTCAGTATAAATTTTGAACGTGCAACGACTATCGAAAACCTCTTAAGAGAGTGAGTAGAGTAGGGGAAAGGACAGTACCCGAAGCGCCAAGCCCCACAACAGTGGGTGATGATATAGTCTGGCCTATATGGAAACATATAGAGGAAAAGGAAAACCGTAACATCAGCGTCAAGTTCAACTGTCAACCAAAGAAACTAGGACTTATGGCAGGACTCAATCAACGTGAAGCCCCTGTAATCGGTGAACAACTACATGAAGGTTTGTGTGAAGTGTTTAGGGCACAGAAAGAACTAGAGAAATTCTTAATAAGAGAGTGGAGGACTACAGCAACAGAATACAATACATATAAATGGGAGAAGGGTAAACGTAAAACTGTCAAGGCTTATAAGAATGGATATCTGAAAGGGCTAGACGGTAGACCTGTATACGTAGCTAAAGAGAAAGACTTGTTAGTTTACAAAGTACAAAGTGATGAAGCTATAATGTTTCAGAAAACATTGTTGTTATTCCATATGAAATGTGCTAGTATGGGGCTTGTTAATCAGAAAGATTTCTGGCAAGTCTGTTTTTATCACGATGAGCTAACTGTAGAAACATTTCCACATTTAGCTGACACTATTGGCAGGCTCCTAAGTGAGTCAATAGAAGAGGCAGCAGAATACTATGGGGCTTTAATCCCACAAGTAGGGGATTATGAGATTGGAAATAATTGGGCAGAGGTACACTAATGCAAATTACATTAACATATAAACAAGCAAGGGAATATTTGAAACACTTAGTAGAACAACTAGATGATTTTAAATATTCAGATTTTGATAAACAATCGGAGTATGATGATATTCTAAACATTCTACAACTAACACAACAACTCGTAATTTTAATCCAAAAAGAGGAAAGTAAATAGTGCCGTTTAAAGAAGCAACAGTAGACGCAGTAGTAGTTAAGGAACTTCCTAAGCCTGACCAATATAAGAACACTCATAGACGTTCACTCAAGATTGGGGAAGATTGGTATTCATGTGGCTCTGGTAAGAGTGACAAGTTTAATGCTAAAACCTCAGATGGTGACTGGCATACACTGTCTAAAGGTGACAAGGTCGAGTTTAAGTTTAACCTTAATGGTGACTTTAAAAATGTTGATATGAAGACATTCAGTGTAGTGGCTGTTAACCCTTCACCACAGCAACAAAGTAGTAAGCCTTCAGCCAGCAGTGCCCCCGCTAATAAAGACTTCGTAAACCCGGCAGAAGTAGGGCAATGTCTCAACTTAGCAGCAGATGTACTAGGATTGAAAGAGAAAGACCTAACAAACCCTGAGAAAGTGAAACAAGCTATCTCTTGGTACAAAGAGGTAAGAGAGCTATTTTCTAAGGTATACCCCACTGTAGAGGCTGGTAAGAATGAATCTAAAAAGAAAGCTGCTCCAAAGAAGGAAGACCCACCACCATTTGATGAAGACGAAGAAGACGAAATTTAATAGTTAACGTTCATATGCACAAGGAAGTGCTTATTTTAAGGAGATAATATGCAATTAGACATTGACCAAGTGGAAGAAGTAGTGAAGGTACTACTGAAGAATAAAGACTTTGAATCTTTAGCAGAGGTAACAGATCAATTAGAATATCTTGAAGCTAGAGTTAAAACTATCCTTTATGAAGTAGACCAAATATTAAAAGCATTAGCAGAGAGAGAGACCTCCCATGACGACGACAAATACGACTCCTGATTATCCCGATAGTCCCCATGTACTTATTGACGCTGATATTCTCACTTACTCCATCCCTTATATGTTTATGGAAGAAGCTGAAGAAGATGTATGTCTCACTACGTTAGATAAGAAAATAAATGAAATAATAGAAAAAACTAAAGCTGAGACATATCAACTCTATCTAACTGGAAAGGGTAACTTCCGAAACAAGATAGCCACTACAGCCCCTTACAAGGGACAGAGGAAGAAAGAGAAGCCTACACATTATCAAGCCTCTAGGGATTACATGGTTAAGTGTTGGGATGCTCTAGTGATAGATGGGATGGAAGCTGATGATGCTATAGCTATATATGCTACACAGAATGAGGATTGTGTTATAGCATCTTTAGACAAAGATACTTTTATGGTAGAAGGTTGGAAGTATAAGTGGGCAGTAGGGGATAGACCTGATAGACTGTGGTATGCCACCGAGTTAGGAAGTTTAGAATTGAACAGTAAAAGGAAACTTGTTTTCGACGGAATTAAAGGTTTCTATGCTCAGATGATTCTAGGGGATAAGGTTGATGAAATACAAGGGTTGGAAGGTAAAGGGGATGTCTTCACTTATAATAACTTGAAAGACTTGAATTCTGATGAAAAATTACTATCTTGTGTAATGGAGTTGTATGAAGTGCAGTTCCCAGGTAAGTGGAAGGAAAGATTCTTAGAGAATGCTGACCTTCTATGGATGGTAAGAGAGTTAGATTCCAACGGAGAACCTATAACATGGTCGAAAATGAACTCACACAGGCTAAAGTAAAATCCCTTTTTGAATATAAAGATGGTAAGTTATTCCATAAAAGGGATAAGGGGAACTTCAACTGTAAAGGTAAGGAATGTGGTACGCCTAACAGCAGTAAAAGGCTTACTACAAGTATTGGCACAAAATCCTATCTAATCCACAGATTGATTTTCCTTTACCATCACGGGTATCTCCCTAAATGTATAGACCACATCAACGGAGACTATCTGGATAACCGTATTGAGAATTTAAGAGAAAGTACAGTTGCAGCGAACCAGTGGAATTGTAAAAAACGCACGGACAATTCATCGGGATACAAGAATGTTTACTTTGATAAATCAAGGAAGATATGGTATACACAATTCCAAGTTAATGGTAAATCCAAAAGAGTAGGTTATTTTAAGAACAAAGAAGATGCTATTAAGTTGGCGGATATCAGAAGGAAGGATTTACATGGAGAATTCTATAACAACGGGGCGAAAAGGTGTGAGGAAGAGTTAAATGACTTGGAACTATAGAATCATATTAGAGGAGACAGAACACGGGAACATTTATTCCATAGCAGAAGTATATTATAAGGAAGATGCAACTTACTTAGGCTACTGTGAGAGAGTTATAATAGGGGATGACTTAGAAGATTTAAGGAAAGGCTATGAACTTATGGAAGAAGCTTTCCAACATCTTCCTATTAATGTAAAGGAATTTAAACTACCAGAGGATTTGGAACAATATGCCGAATAAGATAAAAGCAGCAGAAGAATGTGGATGGACTGACAGTAGGTATATGTCCTTTATACGCTCTGCTTTACGTAAAGCTTGGATGAAATACCCACTAAAGTTTAAAACGTTGCAAGCTTGTAGAAGACCTTATAATGGAGAAGACAAAAGAACTAAATGGGAATATCAATGTAATTCTTGCAAGGGTTGGTTTAAAACCAAAGAAGTTAATGTAGACCACATTAAACCAGCAGGAACATTAAGAACATTTGATGACCTACCAGAATTTGTCTCGACATTGTTTTGTTCTTCTGATAATTTACAAGTGTTATGCAATGAATGTCATAATATTAAAACTAAAGAAGAGAGGAAGAAGTGATGGATAACTGGAAAGATATAGTAACATTTTTATTAGGTGTACTAAATGGACTGATTTTGTTTGCTTTAATACAATATCAATTAGGTGCATCAAAAGTAATAACAGAGTGTGAAGTCAAGCTACCACGCAACCAGCACTATGAATTAATTGCCGTACCAGTAGAGAGACCAGATGATGAGTGATATTAACAACCAACCGAGGCCGTTGAACTTTGAAGTGTGTAAAGTGGAATTACCTGAATGGTTTTGTGGAGGTTAGATATGGATAGCTTCCCCAAGTATGAAAAAGAAATATTAATAGATGCTATTATAGGTAAGGGTATAGATATGGACAGCTTTCTCAAGTATGAAAAAATTGGAATGATGAAGTTTACAGGAAATCAAGATATTTATGGTTGGGAGTTTAAAGAAGGAGTTCTATCTCAATTATCCAGTGAAGACCTTTTAAAAATCTATTATGGCACTTATCTGGAGGAATAATGAAGGAAAGACTCTTACGGCTAGAACGTATACTCCTAGATGGGCTTATACAACTTGACCAGTTCGAAGTGTTGGAAGCTTCTTTCCTCTTCCAAGAGGCAGCTACGGAACTATACAAAATCAATCAAGAATTAGAGGAAATGTTAGAGTGAATATATTAGTGATTCCTGACACACAATGTAGAACTGGTACTTCTACTGAACATCTAACAGCTATTGGTAATTACATTGTAGCTAAAAAACCTGATGTTATAGTGCATATAGGAGACCATTGGGATATGCCCTCTCTAAGCTCTCACGCTAAACAAATGGAGATAGAAGGGAAACGGGTTAAGGAAGACATAGAGTTTGGCAGAGACGCTATGATGGCTATTATGGAGCCTCTTCTAAGCCACAATGATAAGATGCGTAGATGGAGAGAGAAGACATATAGACCACGACTGGAATTCTGTCTAGGAAACCATGAAGAACGTGTATTGCGTTTCATTAAAGACAATCCTAATTTAGACGGTATTCTTAGATATCCTGATTGTTTTGGTTTAGAGTCTTTAGGGTGGAATGTGAATGAGTTCTTAAAGCCCGTAACTATTGAAGGAATAGCCTTTGCTCACTACTTCTACAATCCTATGAGTGGTAGACCTTATGGTGGTAAGGCACATAGTAAGCTTAATAATATTAAAACGTCCTTTGTAATGGGACACCAACAAGGTCTTGACATAGCTACCACTACAGGCAATAATGGTCAGAAGTATTGGGGGATTGTAGCTGGAAGCTTCTATACACACCATGAAGGCTATATAGGCCATCAAGGGAATGACCATTGGAGAGGCGCTTTGATGTTACATGATGTAGAAGATGGTGATTGTGCCCCTTGTGTAATTAACATGAAACATTTATTAGAGAAGTATTTATAATGAAAAAAGTAATATGTTATTTAGATGAATCTACGAACACATTATATAACACTGATGACATGACTAAAGCGTTTACAGTAGGTTCAGGAGTTGTTTGCAATTATGAAGAGTATCAATCTCCTTCAACAGATATAAAAAGTTTAGTGAGTGCAGGTATGTCAGCAGATGACCTAATTAAATTAAAACATGGCGGTGTGATATGAATCCAACACAATTAAAACATAATATTGTTATTCCTGTATTAGAATATCTACATCCACATATACCCTTCAGTAATGAAGCAGTAGACTTATTAATGATGACTTGCGCCCACGAAAGTTTAATGGGCACTTCTATTCATCAATTAGATGGTGGTGTAGCTCAAGGTGTTTATCAGATGGAACCACGAACAGAGGAAGACATCTATTTAAACTATCTTAAATATAGAGTTGAACTGGAGTTAAAACTGTTAAGACTCACTCCTGATGAAGTGGTGTGTCCCAACTTATACAATCCCATCTATTCTACAGCTATGGCTAGAGTACACTACTATCGTGTACCCGAACCCCTACCACGTAGAGGGGAATACGTTAGTCCTAATGGAGAAGACTTAGTGGATGAATATAGAAAAGCTCTAGCTTCTTACGCTAAGAAATATTACAATACAAAACTAGGGGCTGCTACGGCAGAAGACTATTACAGAGA